AAGGATATATTTCAGACACAAAAGAGGCTTTAGAAGAATACAAAAAACAGTACTCAAGTTATTGGAACGCGGTTTTATCAGGAACTGGTGAAATTTTACTTGATGAAACTGAATCAGAAAATGTTGAATAGTAACCCTTTAATAAACTCAAAGTGCTCAAAACATTATTAGTTGACGGAAACAACTTATTTAAAATCGGTTTTCATGGTGTAAAAGATTATTACCATAATGGAAAACATATAGGTGCGATATGGCACTTTATGAATACACTAAGAAGATTTATTGAAGAACAAAATTTTGATAAAGTAGTTGTTATGTGGGATGGAGATTCTAATTCACTTGAAAGAAAACTACTTTATCCTCAATATAAAGAAAACCGTAGGTCAGTCTATAATGAAGATAAAGAATATTCAGCTAATTATCAAAAACAAAGAATCAAACAGTATCTTGAAGAAACTTTTGTAAGACAAATTATTGTTGACAATAATGAGGCTGACGATTTAATTGCTTTCTATTGTCAAATTTCAATCAATGAACAAAAAACGATATTTTCATCTGATAAAGATTTGACTCAACTTATTTCTGAACAAGTATCCATTTATTCCCCATCTGCAAAACAAACTTACAAGTATGGTGATAAGATTAAAATTGACCAACATGAATTTCCACACATTAATGTAAAAACTTTTAAAATATTATCAGGCGACAAATCAGATAATATCGATGGAATTTATTATTTAGGTGAAAAAACTTTGGTAAAATTATTTCCTGAAATACTTGAAAAACCAACTTCAGTTACCGATATTTTAAAACGAGCTGAAGAACTTCTAAAAGAAGACAAAGACAACAAAATATTACAAAATTTACTAACTGGTAAAACAAAAACAGGTGTATACGGAAATGAATTTTTTGAAGTCAACGAAAAAATTGTTGATTTATCAAACCCAATCATTAGTGAACAAGCAAAAGAAATCGTTAAATCAAATTATGAAGAAACTTTAGACCCTGAAGGAAGGGGTTATAAGAATCTGATTAAAATGATGATGGAGGACGGATTCTTCAAATTTTTACCTAAAAGTGATGATGCGTGGGTAAACTTCGTAAAACCATTTTTAAAGTTAACAAGAAAAGAAAAAAAGAAATATCAAACAAACAAATAAAAAAAGTATGAAAGACCAAGAAACAACAAAAATGGAATTCTTAATGATGGTTAACGATAACATCATTGTACAAAGATTCTTCAATGTTAGAGATTTCAATTCGAAAGCTAAGAACTCTTATGAACTTTATGAATTCATAAAAGATTTCAAAGAAACATTTGAACGTGAATTCAAAATGAAATCAGTAACATATTTGTTAGACAACAATTATGAAATTATGAACAACCCTGAAATGTTAAATACCTCTTTTATAGACGGTCCTGAATTTTTTAACATTTTTATTAAACAAAATGATGTGACAATTTGTCATAGACAGTTCGATGCGAAAGTGTATCCGCCTAAAATAAGATACACCGTAGACATACGTCCGCACATAAAAAGTTTACTTTATGGTTTAACTGACATTTTTTCATCTGAAAATTTAACGTTTGAATTCGCCGGAGTTAAGACAAGTAACTAATATTTATAAAATACACTACAAAAAAATATGGCGTCTAATAAGAATTTTGAATATCTCGGAAGTACTTTCCAAATACAGTTACTAAACCAAATCATCATTGACAAAGACTTCGGAAGGTCAATTATAGACGTAATAGATACAAATTATTTTGAAAACAAATACTTTAAATTAATCATACAAATGGTTAAAGAGTATTATTCAAAGTATGAACATACTCCAACTTTTGATACTTTAGAACAAATAACAAAGGCTGAGTTACAACAAGAAACCGTTTCTAAAGTAGTTCTTGATACAATTAAAAAAATACAAGATTCACCAATTGAAGGTGGGCAATTTGTACAAGAAAAAGCTATGAAATTTTGTAAACAACAAGAATTACAAAAGGTCATGTCTAAGGCTCAAAAAATAATTGATGGTGGTGAATTTGAAAACTACGACACTTTAGAACAATTAGTAAGAGAGGCATTACAAGTTGGCGCAAGAGAAGATGGTATGGCTGATGTATTCTCTAATTTAGATGATGTTTTAAACGAAGATTTCAGACATCCAATACCTATGGGTATTCCGGGTATTGACCGTCTTTTAAAAGGAGGTTTGGCTAAAGGTGAAATTGGTGTGATATTAGCACCAACAGGTGTTGGTAAATCGACATTCCTAACAAAAATTTCTAACCACGCATATAATTTAGGTTATAATGTACTTCAAATATTTTTTGAGGATAATCCTAAAATTATACAAAGAAAACATATAACTTTATGGACTAAAATTCATCCTGATGAATTAACGGCTAAAAAGGAACAAGTGATGGTTAAAATTCAAGAGATAAGAGATACTATGGTAAATAAATTAGTTTTAAAGAAATTACCTTCAGATACTCTTACCATGTTACAAATCAAAAATCAAATTAGAAAAATGATTGCTGACGGAATAAAAGTTGATATGGTGTTGTTGGATTACATAGACTGTGTTGTTCCTGATAAAAATTTAGGAGATGAGTGGAAATCAGAAGGTTCTGTTATGAGAGCTTTTGAAGCTATGTGTCATGAACTTGATTTAGTTGGTTGGACTGCAACACAAGGTAATAGAAGTTCAATTTCTTCAGAAGTTGTAACCACAGACCAAATGGGAGGTTCAATTAAAAAGGCACAAGTTGGTCACGTTATTATATCTGTTGCTAAAACATTACAACAAAAAGAAATGAAATTGGCAACTATTGCGGTTACAAAATCCCGTATTGGTGATGATGGAATCGTATTTGAAAACTGTAAATTTGACAATGGTATGTTAGACATAGATACCGAAAGTTCAGTAACCTTTTTAGGTTTGGAAGAACAAAATGAACAAAGACAAAGAGATAGGGTTAAAGACCTTTTAGAAAAAAGAAAACAAAGAGAACAACAAAAATAAATAAAAAATATGGAAAAAATATTAAAAGAGAATCCGAATAGGTTTGTGATATTCCCAATAGAATATAACGATATATGGGAATTTTATAAAAAACATCAAGCTGCGTTTTGGACTGCTGAGGAGATTGATTTAACGAATGATATTCGTGATTGGGAAAACTTATCTGAAAATGAACAATATTTTATTAAAAATATATTGTCATTTTTTGCGGCGTCAGACGGGATTGTTAATGAAAATTTGGCGGAGAACTTTTACAGAGAAGTACAATATCCTGAGGCTAAATTTTTCTACGGATTCCAACTTATGATGGAAAACATTCACAGTTTAATGTATTCATTACTAATTGATACTTACATATCAAATGAAGATGAAAAACAAAAATGTTTCACCGCATTAGATAATTTACCTGCGGTTCAGAAAAAGGCTAAGTGGGCGTTAGATTGGATTAAAAATGCGTCTTTTGAAGAAAGATTAGTTGCTTTTGCGGCGGTTGAAGGTATATTCTTCTCAGGTTCGTTTTGTTCTATTTTTTGGTTAAAATCAAGAGGTTTAATGCAAGGATTGTGTAATGCAAATTCTTTAATTTTTAAAGACGAAAACTTACATTGTGATTTCGCAATTCATTTATTAAATAATCATGTTGAAAATAAACCAAGTGAAAAAAGAATAAGAGAAATTTTATTGTCGGCACTTGAAATTGAAAAAGAATTTATTACTGAATCATTACCTGTTTCTTTAATTGGTATGAATTCTAATTTAATGAAACAATATTTAGAATTTGTTGTTGACGGTTTATTAGTTAAATTTGGTTGTAAAAAACAATTCAACGTTGAACAACCATTTAAATTTATGGAACAAATTGCCGTTGAAACTAAGGGTAATTTCTTTGAGTCAAGAACTGTTGAATATCAAAAGGCGAAATTGAACGAAACAATTTCATTTGATGATGAATTTTAATTATAATTACGATATGATGTCTTTAAAAATAAAAAAGAGAAGTGGTGATGAAGTTTCTTTTAACCCACAAAAAATTTATAACCGTGTAAAAAGAGCGGCTAAAGGATTAAATGTTAATGCGGATGAAATATTTATCAAAGTAATAACATCAGTACCTGTTGAAGGTCAAATAACAACTAAAGAGTTGGATAAATTGGTGTATGAGATTGCGGCTGCCTATACAGGAAGTCATCATGATTATTCAAGATTGGCATCCTCAGTTGCGATTTCTTCCTATCATAAAGAAACAAATCCAAGTTTCAGTGAAACAATCCAAGAACTATACGAAAACGGTGTAGTTAATGAAGAATTAATACAAATTATACAAAATTACGGTAGTAATAATATTGATAATGTCATTAACCATGAAAATGATTATAATTTTGATTTTTTCGCTTGGAAATCTTTATCTGAGATGTATTTGTTGAAATTACCAAATGGTAAAACAGTTGAAAGACCTCAACATATGTATATGAGAGTTGCTCTTTGGGTTACTAAATCATTTGAACAGGCGGTTGAGTATTATAAGTCATTATCAAATCAACTTATATCTCCCGCAACTCCAATTATGATTAATGCGGGAACTAAAGTACCTCAATTAGCGTCTTGTGTTTTACATTACAACAACTCAGACTCAAGAGAAGGGTTATTAGATACTATGAAAGATATTTCAACTTATTCGTCAGACGCTGCGGGTATAGGTTTATCTATGTCAAACATCAGAAGTAAAGAAAGTAGAATATCTTCATCAGGAGGATATGCAGGTGGTTTATTAAAATATTTAAAAATAGTTAATGAATCCTTAAGATTTTTCAATCAACAAGGTAGAAGACCGGGAAGTGCCGCGATTTATCTTGAACCTTGGCACAAAGACATAATTGATTTATTGGAAATTAAAAAGAATACAGGTGCTGAAGAATTAAGAGCGAGAGATTTATTTACCGCTTTGTGGATTCCTGATAACTTTATGAGGGCGGTAAAGAACAATGAAGATTGGTATTTGTTCTGTCCTAACGATATTAAAAAGGCGGGTATAAAAGCACTTCAAGAATCCTACGGTCAAGAATACGAAAGTAATTATAAACTTGCGGTTTCTATGGGGTTAGGAAAAAAAGTTAAGGCTCAAGACATTTGGACAAAAATAGTTGAGGCTCAAATAGAAACTGGTGTACCTTATTTATGTTCAAAAGATAATGCCAACAAAAAAACAAACCATCAAAACATTGGTGTGATAAAACAATCAAATCTTTGTAATGAAATTTACCAATACACTGATGAGAAAACTACGGCTATTTGTACTCTTTCATCTATGGTATTGAAGAACTTTATTATTGATGGTAAGTTTGAGTTTAATTTGTTATACAATGAAGTTAGAAAAGTTGTAAAAGCTTTAAACAAAGTGGTTGATATTAACAGTTATTCTACGGAGAAAGGTCGTAAAGGTGGTTTAGAACAAAGAGCTATTGCTATTGGAACTCAAGGTTTAGCAGACGTGTTTTATTTGATGGATTATACTTTTACTTCTGATGAGTCCAAAAAATTAAATAAAGATATTTTTGAAACAATTTATTTTGCGGCAATAAGTGAAAGTAACGAGTTATGTAAAACAAAACAATACAAACCATATGAATTTTTTGACGGTTCTCCAATGTCAAAATGGATTTTCCAATATGATATGTGGGGTTTAGATGAATCACAACTTTCAGGAATGTGGGATTGGAAGTCTCTTAAAGAAGATGTTAAGAATTATGGAGTATGTAATTCATTATTTACCGCACAGATGCCTGTCGCATCTTCAGCTAAAATTACAGGTTCATACGAAATGACTGAACCGGCACATTCAGCTATCTTTAATAGAAGAGTTGTTGGTGGGGAGATTATGATTGTTAACAAATACTTAATTAGTGATTTTGAAAAACTTGGAATTTGGTGTGAAGATTTAAAGAATGAAATTATATTAAATGAAGGTTCAATTCAGAATATTAATTTTAACAACTACTTAGACCCTGAAGATAAAAACTACACTAAGAAAGTTAAACGAATTGAACACTTAATTCCAAAATATAAAACTATTTGGGAAATTTCACAGAAAGAATTAATTGATATGGCGGCCGATAGAGCACCTTTTATTGACCAATCACAATCAATGAACATTTATATGGGTAACCCAACATTATCTAAAATTACATCATCTCACTTTAGAGCTTGGGAAAAAGGTTTAAAAACTTTATGTTATTATGTTAGAACTAAAGCAATTTCAACAGGGGCTAAACATTTAGCGGTTGATATTTCTAAAATTAACAGACCTAAACCAACACCTGAACCACCAAAAGTTGATTATAGTGGTATGAATTTACCTCCAAAACCTGAAAATAGTCAATTTGATTGTTTTGGATGTTCTTCCTAATCGTAACAATAATCCCGACAACAT